AGGAGCCTGCGACTGGCGGGAAATGGGCCCAAATTTATTGCGATTCGTTGAAGTAATAAACACTTCCCACGATTTCAGTCTCAACAAGCCCTTTTGATAATGAGACACGCGAAAAAGCCGTATCACAATGCCCAATGGCCCTGACGCAGATCCAACTGGCGAAGGCGCTCGACGCCAACCAGACGAGCGTGTCTCTCTGGAAGGCGCAAGGGATGCCAACGGACTCGGTGGATGCGGCGAGGGCATGGCTGGCCGCGAACATTCGCCGCCGCAAGTCGGGCAAGGTGGCCGCGCCAACGACCAGCGCCAATCCGGCGCTGGGGCCGAAGGCGAGGCTCGACCGGGCGGCGGAGGGGGAGATTCGCCATTACGAATTATGGAAGGCGGCAGCGAACTCGGAGGAGGCCAACAGCCGAACCGTGGCCGAACTGGCCGGCGCGTGGCGCGACAGCCGAAAAGCCGTGGCACAAGCCGAGCAGGAGTTGGGGCAATTCCTGTCGATGACCAAGGCGACACTCAACAAGGCCGAGACAGTGGCGGCGATCCGTGGGCTGATCTCGGCAATGGTGCAGGATTTTTCGACATTCCCGTGGGGAGAGCAGGCGACTTCGATGCTGCGGAAGCACTTAGCGACCCTGCCGCCGTCCTTGTCGGAGGCGACCGCGAAGGGTTAGCCGAAGCGTGGGCCGCTGGGCACGAGGTAACGCTGACGCCGCCAAAGCCAGGCGTGGTGGCGTGGGCCGAGTCGAATCTGAAGCTCTCCGAGCGCATCACCAACAAGCCGGGGAGTTATCTGACCCAGCGCACTCCGTATGTGCGCGAAGTGTTGGAGTGCTTTGCGGACGAGCGGGTGCGGCGACTTGCTTTGGTTTGGGGTGCTCAGACCAGCAAAACCACGGCCATCATCGTGGGCATGGCCTACAAGCTCGACGTAAATCCCGCACCTTGTCTTTGGGTTATGCCTTCGACGCACCTTGCGCGGTCATTTTCCGAGACGCGATGGATGCCGCTTGTAGATCAGAACCAGACTTTGGCGCGGCACAAGCAATCCGACCCCGATAAATATCGACTTCTTGAACAGCACTTTGACCGCATGAGCGTGTGGTTCACGGGCAGCAACTCACCGGCCTCGCTTTCCTCGCGCTCGATTGCCGCGCTGTGCATGGACGAATTGGACAAATTCCCAGCCAAGGGCGGCAAGGAGTCCGCGCCGTTGCAACTTGCCGAGGCCCGCGTGGCAACTTACCCGAAACACATCATCGTAACGACCTCGACCCCAACCTACGAAGACGGGGCAATTTGGACGGAATGGGTCAAGGGCGATCAACGCAAATACTTCGTGCCCTGCCTTGGCTGCGGCGAAGCGTGGGCCTTGGAATGGGAACACATCCGATGGGACGAGACAGCCAAGCAGGATGAGGGCTGGGACATGACCAAGGTGGCCGACACGGCGCGCTGCGTCTGTCCTGCCTGCGGTCACGCGCACGCGGAGAACGACAAGCCCTTGATGCTAGAGCGTGGGGAGTGGCGCGCAACGGAGCTTGCCGCCGAGCCAGGGCGGCGAAGCTATCACCTTTCCTCGCTTTATGCGCCTTGGCGAAGGTGGTCTGACTTGGCCGTAAAGTTTCTACAAGACCGCGATGCGCCGGGAGGGCTTCAAGACTTCAACAACCGCGAACTGGCCCTGCCGTGGAAACCTGACGGGGCGCTGATCACGACGGCCATGATCCGTGACCGCGTGGATGCTTCGCCGCGTTACACAATGGGGGCCGCGCCCGAAGGCAAGGTGATTGGTCGGCTGATGTCTATCGACGTGCAACAAACCGAAATGTGGTGGATTGTGCGCGAACTGCACGAAGACAGCAGCAGCTACCTCCTCGATTACGGGGCGATGGTCGGATGGGACGGCGTGATGGACAAGTTCCGCCATTACAAATGCTATCGGGGGATTGTGGACGCAGGCTACGCGGCCAAGACCCCGGCGGGCGTTTACGACTTCGTTGCTAAGTCGGGCGGTCTATTTGTCGCGGCCAAAGGGCGCACCGTCAGCCAGGGATTGCGCGAGCCCTACAAGTTCCAGCAAATCGTGTCGGGCGGCTCGGTCCTGTGGGCGGTGCAATTCGACGCGCACTTTTGGCAGGCAAGACTGTATCACGACATCCTGCGCGACGGGCGTGGCCGGTGGCATCTGCCGCGAGACATTGCAAAAGACTACGTTGGGCAGCTTCAAGGCGAGGCGCTGATTGAGAAAGACGGCGAGGCAAAGTGGCAAAGGCTGGGGCCAAACCACTTGGCCGACTGCGAAAAGATGGCCCTCGTGCTTATCGACTCCATCGTGGCGCAATGGCGCGCGACCAACGCGCCAACAGAGTAAAACCCATATTCCGCTTGCCAACGCAAGCAGCTTGCGTAGGCTGGTGGCGTATGAGCAAATTCAACATCCTAGAGATCGCCGCCAATTTTAACGCGGCAACGGATTACGACATTGAGGCGGCACTTGCGCTGACCTCGACAATCCTTCGCCACGCGCACACGGTGCAGCTTGCCCGCATCAAAAACGCCGACCCGCAGCTAGAGCTTCCCATTGAGATTGGCAACGATGCGCCTTAGAATGGCGGGCGTGAAATGCCCGAACTGTAAGAAGCCCTTGCCAGCAAGCTATGTGGACACCCGCGCAGCCGGAAGTAAGGGCGGCAAAACAACAGGGGCGACAAAAGCTCGAACCAGTGAACAAGCCCGCGCAGCCGTAATGGCGCGGTGGGCCAAGCGCAAGAAGTCGGACTCTTGACACAGCCCGCGAGGGCATGACCGACGCGGCGATTCTCGCCTCATGCTTTTCTTCTGAGGAACTGTCCGACTTAAAGACGTCCTGCAAATCGCAGATCGTCGCGGGAGGCGCGTCACAGGCATTCGTCGTGTCAAGCAGCGTGGGCGGGCGCTCCGTCACGCTCCAGCAAACTTACAACGCCTGGGAAATGCTTGGCTTGATAGAGACGGCCCTTGCCATCAACGCGGGCAAGATCGGCAACAACAGATGCAGCCGCGCGCAATACGGGGTCTACTGACATGGCAAAACTGATCGACAAACTCGCCAAGCAATTCGGCTTTTCCCGCATGGTGGAAGCGGCCAACTGGCGTCCCGAAGAGCGCGCATGGGTGCAGTCCCAGGCGCAGGACAGCAAGGTGGACATCAGCAACGGCGACCGCGTTCGACTGCTTGGCCTTTCGCGCAAACTTTTCTACAACAACGCCATCGTCAGAAGCGCCATCCGCGACAAGGCGACCTACTCGGTCGGCTCGGCCATCGCCCCGCAGGCCAACAGCGGCGATCCCGCGTGGGATGATGCCGCCGAAGCGTGGTGGGACAGCTGGAGCAAGTCGCCCGAAATCAGCGAGCGCCACGATATGCGCCGGCTGCAAATGCTCGTCTCCGAGGCGATCGACCGCGACGGCGAGATTTTTTGCATCCTGACCAACAAGCGCGACGGGATGCCCGCCGTCCAAGTGGTCGAGTCGCATCGCGTGGCCAACCCGCCCGACAAGGCCGACCAGATCATTGACGGCGTAAGTCTCGACCGCTTTGCGCGTCCGCTCGCTTACCATGTGGTCGAGGGCGACATATTCAGCCAGCGCACCAGCCGCCGCATCCAAGCGGATCTGATGCTGCACGTTTACGAGCCTGAACGTCCCGACCAGGTGCGCGGGTATCCTGCCGTGGCCGTGGCGCTCAACAACCTCCTCGACCGCGACGAACTCCTCCGCTTTGAGATGCAGGCCGCGAAGATTGGCAGCAGCATCGGCCTTGTCGTTCAGAACGCGCAGGGCGGAGTGGGGGCCGAAGGATTCTTTGGCGACTTGTCCAAGAGCACAGGCGAAAGCCTGACCCGCGAAACGGTTTTCGGCGGCGGCATGATCCCGCGACTGAAGGCCACCGAGCGCATCGAGTCCTTCATGATGAATCGTCCCAACGAAAAGTTGGACGCGCATCTGGAGCAATACATCCGCGCCGCCGCCCTCGGCCTGGGCCTGCCTTATGAATTTATCTGGGACACAAGCGCAGTCGGCGGCGTGGCCCAACGCTTCATCATTCAAAAAGCCGCCCGCGCCTTTGCCGCCCGGCAGGACGTTCTTATCTCCTCTTTCCTTGGCAAGCTCTGGAACTACGCGATAGCCAACGCCATGCGCCGCCGCGAACTGCCGCAGAATCCGAACTGGCGCAGCGTTCACTGGCAGACCCCGCGCTCGATCACGGTGGACGTAGGCCGCGAAGCCGCCGCCCGCCGCGACGATGTGAAGGCGGGCTTGATGACCTTGGCCGACTTCTTTGGCGAGCAGGGCTTGGATTGGAAGACGGCCATGCAGGAAATCGCCGCCGAACGTCAGTTCGCCGCCGAGCTCGGCGTGGTGGTCGGCGTCGAGCGCACCGAGGGGGCGA